TCATCCAAATTCAGAATGGACAGTTAAAGATCTCAAAAGACATTTATACAGGGCAGTCGCTAATGTTAACATCCTTGAAGGTATTCGCTTTTACGTCTCTTTTGCTTGCTCCTTTGCATTTGGCGAGCTTAAACTCATGGAAGGAAGTGCCAAAATCATCTCCCTTATTGCTCGTGATGAAAACCAACACTTGGTACTCACTCAAACCATTCTAAAGAATTGGAGAGAAGGTGATGACCCTGAGATGAAAAAGATTATGGAAGAGGAAGAAGAGTGGACATATAAAATGTTTGATAGGTGTGTAAATGAAGAAAAGAAATGGGCAGATTATTTGTTTAAAGACGGAAGTATGATAGGATTAAATGACAAGTTACTTCAGCAGTATGTTGAGTGGATTGCTAATAAGAGATTAAAAGCAATTGGTCTCAAACCACAGTATGATATTCCTATGAGAAACAATCCATTACCTTGGACTCAGCATTGGATTAGTTCTAAGGGTTTACAGGTAGCACCTCAAGAAACAGAAGTAGAATCTTATGTTGTTGGTGGCATCAAACAAGATGTTAAAAAGGACACATTCAGTGGGTTTAAATTATAGTTTGTGGTTAAATATATTATATAATGTTGGATGTCTTTCTTATGAACTTCCCACTACTCTCAAAGAAATATCCAAGTTGTACTTGGCCCAATAATCTATACAGAACTTACATGAACGGAAGACTTAAAAAAACTGATATGGAAGCAAGACTCCTTAATATAAAGAAGGGGATTGATGATAAGGTATGGTATCCTGATTGGACATCTAAAGAAAGATGGGCAGCACAACAAGCATTAAATAATGCACTAGATATATTGGATGAATTTGATTATTGAATGGAAAAATTTATTTTTGATGTTGATGGGACTTTGACACCTAGTAGAAAAGAAATTGTTCATGAATTTTGGGCACCTTTTCTTATATTTTGTCGTACTCATGATGTTTATCTTGTTACTGGTAGTGACAGACAGAAGACTTTAGAACAGTTGGGATTAGATATATGCTACACTGCTAAACGAGTATACAATTGTTCAGGTAGTGATGCTTATGAGAGGGATGTGAATGTCTATAGAGATAAATGGGAACTACCAAAGAAGGTAGAAAAGTTTTTGGAAGATGAATTAGCATATAGTTGTTTTCCTATTCGTACTGGAGTACACATTGAGAGAAGACCAGGTAATGTTAACTTTAGTATTCTAGGTCGTGGTGGTGATTTAGATTTTAAACAGAGAGAAGAATATGTAAAGTGGGATACTGAAAGATTGGAGAGAGAAGATATATTAGAAAGACTTAAGAACGCATTTCCAGACTTAGCAATAACACTTGGTGGGCAAACTGGTATTGATATAGGACCAAAGGGAAGTGATAAGAGTCAGATCCTAAGAGATTTTACTAGTGGTGATGAGTTGTATTTCTTTGGTGATAAGATGCATGAAGGTGGTAATGATTATTCTTTAGCAATGGCAATAGCAGGTAATAGGATGGGTGAGGCATATAATGTAGAGGATTATAAAGAGACTTGGGAATTGTTATCTAAATATTAATATGAATAGGAAAATTATGAAATGGTTGAAGGAGGAGATTACGAAAACCCCTGGTTATATGAGGGTAAACCTTTCACTACTGACGATATTAATGGTTTCTTCGGTTACGTCTACAGGATTATCAATCTACAAGATGGTAGAGAGTACATCGGTAGGAAATATTTCTGGAAGTTTAGAACACCTAAAGGAAAGAAAAGAAAAGTAAAATCTGAATCTGATTGGAAGAAGTATTATGGGTCTTGTCCAGAACTTAAAGAAGAAATTCAACAATTGGGTAGACAGAACTTTAGCAGAACTATCCTCAGCTTACATAAAACAGCTGGCAAAACAAACTACGAAGAAACGAAGCAACTCTTTACCAAAGGAGTGCTTACAGAACAACTTGACGACGGGACACCAAAGTACTACAATAGTAACATCCTCTCAAGATACTTCAGAAAAGATTATTATGACTACGGAGATGACAACGGATGATATGGTTGCCCATATTAGAGAATGGTCTATTGGTAAAGTGGAATCAGCAGAATCTATTGGTGCTAAAGATGCAATCTATAAAGAATTTGAGGAATGGATTGAGGTAGATGAAGATGATAAAGATATAGAATTGTTATTATTAGAACCTATCACAGAAGTATTAGATGAATTAGAAGAAGATAAATGAAGATTGCTGTTGTTGGTGCTGGATTAGGTGGATGTATAACTGGAATGTATTATGGATCATTTAGTTTAATTGATCCAACTGTTGAGGTAACCATATATCATGACCCTAATGTTCCTATAGAAAGAGTTGGTCAAGGAACAACTCCTGATGTTTTGGGTTTGATATATGTTGCTCTTAATAATGGATGGTATGGTAATAATAAGATTAAAGCAACTGAAAAGATAGGAATACTTTATAAAGATTGGGCAAAGGAAGATATCTTTCATTCCTTTTCATCTAATATATTGTCTGCTCATTATGTTCCTGGTTTATTAAAGGAAGAAGTTCTTAAGACATATAATGTAGTAGAGAAGAATATTAAAGACCCAGAAAAAGAAATAGATGCTGATTATATTTTTGACTGTAGAGGTAGACCAAAGAACTTAGATGATTATTATGAATTAACTAGTCCAATAAATTCTGTACTTTTAGCAACAGGTACTAAAGATCTGTCTAGGAATTATACTGAGGCAGTAGCAACACCTGATGGATGGACTTTTGTGGTTCCTAATCAGGATAGTACATCCTATGGGTATCTTTACAATAGTACAATTACATCTAAAGAAGAAGCAACTTATAATATGATGGAATTGTTTGATGTAGAACCTGATGGTGAGTTTAGTTTTAATAATTATATTGCTAAGAGTGTATGGAAAGGTGAAAGAACTATTCTTAATGGTAATAGGTTAGCTTTCTTGGAACCATTAGAGGCTACTTCAGGACATTTATATATGGAGACTGCATCAACTGTTTGGAAAAATATTATATATAAAAGTTTGACAAGAGATGAGGTTGATAAAAAGATTCATAAATTGATGTGGCAGATAGAGACAATAGTTTTGTGGCATTATCAAAATGGATCAAAATATGATACTCCTTTCTGGGAATATGCTAAGTCTTTGCCCTTTAATCCACCTAAAGAGTTTACTGATATTGTGGATATGGTAACTAAAAAAACTAGGATGGAATTAATGCAGAACACAGATTACTATGCTACATGGCAAAATAATAGTTTTAAAACTTGGGCAGAAGGTGCTTGGTATAGATGACTTATATTAAGAAGATGACACTGTTTGAAGTTCCACCTTTAATGGTATTTAATTATGATGGTGATATGAATAAAGTTTTGGAGTATACCTCAAGTATTGAGTATGGGGAAACTCCTTATAATTTAAAATCTAAAAACAAATATATTTTAGATGAAAATGGATTGAGTGATCTTAAAAAGTTTTGTTTAAAATCTGTTGCAGAATATCTTGATGATGTATGTGGGCATAAAGATGAGGTTGAAATACAACAATCTTGGGTAAATTTATGTTCTACTGGTGAACATGTTCAAGAACATTATCATGGTAATAGTTTTATAAGTGGTGTTTTTTATCTTCTATCTGATGAGAATACTGGTTCTCCTATAGTTTTTAAATCTGAATTATATAAGAGTAATTTTTCTGTGATGCCAAATCCAGAAGATCCTAATATTTTTCATCCATGTCTTGCTTCTCAAGTATTATATCCTTCTATACCAGGAACTTTATTAATATTTCCTAGTACAGTAACTCATTATGTTCCTGTTAATACTTCTCCTAAACCTAGAGTTAGTTTATCCTTTAATACATATCCCAAGTTACCATTTGGTGATGAACAAGGACTTACATACGTTAGGGGTTGACAAGAGTTGGCAGGAGTGGTATATTATATTTGTTGGGTTGATCACCTGACACGGAAGTGACTGAAGAACCCTGTTGGAATTTGGCGGGGTAAAGTATTGAGTTAGAGGTGGTGCTCGCTGACATTGTGCAGAACCCTTTACCAAGGGAACTCAAGTTGTAATGAACCATACATCGCACACTAGCGATTCCCGTTACTTGAGGGTAAAATGAATTCCCTCCTTCCACCACACATATATAAAAGACCGATATAAGATACTAATGAAAATCTTTCTGGACACTGCTGATACATCTCTTATAAGAAAGCATTTTGCTACTGGATTAATAGATGGCGTTACTACCAATCCAACTCTAATTAGAAAGAGTGGTAGAGATCCTGAAGAAGTTTATACAGAAC